ATGGCTGTCTACAACAAACAGATCAAGAGAAGCAAAGACGGTCGGATCGTTCGCTATGTCGGCAAGAACGCCAAAGGAGCCGCTGAGAAGTTTCATCTGGGCTTCGATATGCCCGAGGCAGAGAAGCGTCTCAAACTCATCACTGCTCTCTGGGAAGCGAACTCACAACGTTCCATTCATCCCGATTGCCACCCCTCTTTCTATGTGGATGAATTCGTCTGGGGAGACGACTATCTGAGGGCAGCGAAAGCGATTGCCAAAGGGGAAACTCCAAAACTCCCTCCTTCCATCCGTGCCAGCCTCGATCCCGAAAACTACCTCCACGCCTTGCGTGAAATCTCGGATGCCACGAACACGAAATGGGAAGCCACGGACGAGGCATTGAAGAATGAAGGAATCGAACTGGCAAAAACATCAGTGAGCGATTCCCGTAAAAACCTCAGTGGTCGCAATGATCGTGAAGCGATTGGAGTCTCACTGGATGAAGCGTTTGCATTGTTTGAGGACTATCTCAGGAAAGAATATCACCAACCCGATGACTCCCTTTCAACCACGGGCAAAAAACTCGTAGACCAACTGAAAGGAATTCGTCGCTACGCCGCAGAGTCATTCACAATCAAAGGCGGGAAGAAAGTCAAGCAAGAACTCCTGACGCTCGACCTTGCTTGGTTTGATCTCACTGGATGCCAGTTGGTCTATGACTGCATCCGTAAACGTCCTTTGTCGTTTCGCAGCGACAAGACTGAGCGGGTCAAATTCTCATCCGCACAGAACATGTGCAAGATGATTACACGATTCTTCGACTGGCTCGATACCAGCGACATCGATTGGAACGAGCCTCCAAAATTCCGAAAGATCAAGAAGACGATTGATCCTCTGGACTCCAATGAGCAGTTCCAGAAACAGCAGGCGAAGAAGATCAGCGTCATCCCCCATGACCACCTTGCCATCATTTCCAAGTATTGCCGACCGAGTGAGCGAGTCCTCTTGTTGCTTGGACTCAACTGCGCCTTTGGCGAAGGGGAAGTCGGTCAGTTGAGAATCCCCTTCATCAATGGGAATGAAATTGATGGAATTCGCTTCAAGACGGGCAACCCGACCCGCCACCATTTGTGGGATGAAACGGCGGAAGCACTTCAACAGACAATTCAAGCACGCCCCATGATCGATAATGACAAGCAAGTCGTCTTCGTCGCTTCAACAGGAAAACCGCTTTGGTACAGGACGAAAGGCGGCAATTACTGCAACGGAATCGCCAGTCGATGGAACATTGTCATGAAGCGAGTCAGGAAAGACCACCCTGACGTTCCAGCCTATTCGTTCAACAAGTTGAGAAAGACGGCAGCGACAAACATTCTCAATTTGTGTTCAGCAGAGTCCGCATCGATGCTGCTGGCACACAAGACAATTTCTGATGATGAACTGTTGGAATGCTACGTTCAGATGCCGTGGAACAAGCTCTACGAAGCTCAACGGAAATGGGGTGAAAAGATTCTTCCATACATCAAACCGAACCCACTCCACATCAACATCGGAGGCGGCGGTTTGAGCGTCAAGAAAGTGGCGAAGATCAAAGAACTCAGTGATGCAGGCATGAGCCGAGCAAAGATCGCAAAACAGCTTGGAGTTTCATGGATGACCGTGAACTCAACTGTGAAGCAATTCGATCTCTGATACTCAGAGACGTATCATCCATTCAAACCCCGCTCCCTAATAGCGGGGTTTCTTCATGCGCCCATTAAATTTCATCAAATTTCTGCCACTTCTCAATTTTGATATTGGCAACGTGAGTTTCGTGCCGGATACTCAACATGGAGTGTTTTTCGATTCTTGGAACCACAATTGCTTGTACGGAGATGAGAAATGAGTGCGGGAAATAACACTGGCCCTGCATTAGTGGGACTTACTTTAGCAGTTGGCGGATTATCACTCTTTCCGATTGGTGGTTTTTCCCTGCTCGCTATAAACATCAACAATCCACCAACATCTATGGAATCACCAGCCAAGGCAGCGGCAATTCAAGAGCCGTATTCATCTCTTAAGGCCGTTCCGCCGTCCACAGCACCCCCTCCCAAAGCCGAATTGCCGAACCGAGTAAAAGCTGCACCTGCTCCTTTCAGAGAAGCACCGACTCCAGCCCCTCTGGCAGTAATCCCTGCTCCAAGACCTGCGCCTGCTCCGAAAGTCGAGGCACCCGCTCCTGTTCACTCATTTCCTAGTGAAACAAATCTTCCATATCGGGCCATTGTTGCTCACGATTCAGAACCGCTGCCATATTACAGTCTTGGTCGTTTTATGTTCAAAAGTCACGGCCATGGAGTTGAGGAGGTTGATGTAGGCGATGGCACGTTCGAATATCGTTGTCCAGACTGTCACCAACTTCTTCGAAAGACTCGAACCCGACTTATTATGCAACAACCTACAGTCGCCATCCGATAAAAGCTTCAATACAATTTTTGTATTCCACCAATCCGCAAGCAATCCTTGCGGATTTTTTGTTGCTCTGCGGCATAACTACTAACGATATGGCAGATCGCATCAAGACTTTCAATCCGTTTCCCAAAGCTCAACCGAGCATCCAGCGACGGGAATCCACGAACTGGTATCACCGATCTCGCTGGTTGAAACTCCGGCAAACCAAACTGCGGCTCAACCCAGTTTGCGAAAATCCTGAGTGCCAAGCTTGGGAAGACCTGCATGTTCATCATGTGCTTCCACGAAAGACTCATCCCGAACTTTCATACCAATTGGAGAATCTCAGAACCCTTTGCCGGTCATGTCACAGCAAGGAGGAGGCACGATGCAACGAATCAGCATAGGGAAAGCGGCGAAGCTCTTGTCGGTTCATCCTGACACGCTCAGGAAGTGGGAGCAGCAGGGTTTCCTGCGATCTGTCCGCACACTAGGGGGACATCGGCGATACTTACTCACCGATATCGAGACATTGCTCACCAGCGATGAGGAGGAGGCACGATGCAACCAACAGAAATCAAACTGAACGTCGAGATCGACTTGTCTCAGAAGCAACTCAATCTTGTCCAATACGCAATCAACAAGCACGCATGGTTTCACGCAACAAGACTCATGCAACAAATCCCCATGACGATCAGATTATCAGACAAGGAAGCACTAACGATATTTCCATTCAAGGACATCAACACAAAACAATTCTGGAAGCTATTGGGAGTCAAGGAATGCAAGTAGGAGATCAAGCGAGATTGAAGTCGGGCGGTCCAGTGATGACCGTCTACGAGATCAAAGAAGACAGGATCAACTGTCAATGGTTCGATGGGGCCAAGCTCAAACAATCTGACTTCACCAGATTGATGCTTGTGCCCCATCCCCAACCAGACGACCGCATTGACCAACTGGACAGAGAGACAGATGAACTGCTCATGCAGTTGAAGGAGATTGACTTATGAATCCAGACATGAGTTTTGCAGAGTATGCAGCGATGGAACGAATGTTTGCTGATGACCACTTCAATTGGTTGAGACAACGGGAGTTCATGCTTGAACAACAACGGGAGTTCATGCGGATTCTCTCGGAAGATTGTCAGTACAACAATGAAAAACAACACGACTGGAAGCATGAAGGCTTCTAAACAAGGAGATCAATGGAACAACCAAATGAAACAATGACCATCACAAGCATCAGTATCGACAACGAACTACTGGAAACAATCAAGTGGGAAGCGAAGTGGCGAGGTATCTCACGATCTGAGTTCGTCCGTGATGCCGTCCACGTCTACTTGAAAGCATTGAAGAAGCAAGGGAAAGCTGCACCGGAGAAATAGACCGATCCCGATACAATTTTTGTATTGGCGATGGTCTCCCCAGACGAGCCACGATTGATCCGAGACGGGATCAGTGCCAACCATCGTTCAAGACAATGGAACACAACCATGGAGACCGTGGGAGACGTGGGGGCGAGATGGCTGGTCGATGGGCGACCAGCGGGACGCATGGGGGGAGGCGGGTCAAAATCTCACGGAAGGTGGAAGGACCGGCATCGCCCATGAACGTCAAAAATTCGCCTGCATTATTGGGCTGAGGGGGACCGTTAAGCAGCAAGCAGAGCAGCGACCTGTTCGAGTGTTATGCAAATTTCGCCTCCGCCAAGTGCTGGGGGCAAGTTGGAGCATAGCTTTGTGTTCTTGATCGAAGTGAGATCGGACGGATTGAACTCCCCTGACACATTCGTATTTACGGAGTATAAAATGACTCCGTTCGTCTTGTGGCGGTGTCGAATTTTTACGTCAAATTTGATCTTGCCATCCTTGAACTCAAATTTTTCAATGGTTGCCTTACCTTCATTTCCTTGCGCAAGTTCACTAGACAGGAACTTCTCAAGAGTGCTTTTCATTGAGTCCATCTTAGTTTGTGATGGAGGTGTCGGATTTGGGTTTGGGGTGGTATTAGAATTGGGACTTGGAGGAGGAGGAGCAATAATACTCCAAGTCAATTCATAAAAAGCATCGTCCCTGTCAAAGACACCGACGCCATTCGTTGAGTTACTGTTGATGTCAATTTGCCCTAAAAAATCGTGAGCATCCCCAATTGATGGGATGTCATCATCGTAGAGCTTTGCTGTCGCCGAATTGTTGAAAGAAAACTTGAAGCTGACGGTCGCTTCATCTCCGTCATTCAGATCGTCGTAGAAGACTTTTACCAGCTTGTCATCTGCGTAAATCATCAATCTGCATTCATCCGCTCCGGTATAATCCTCAGTTGTTCGGCACTTCAGCTTCTTAATCAGTATATCCGTGGCAGGACTGGATTTCGGCACAACGATCAGTGCAACAAGAAATACCCATCTCGAAACGTTCGTAATCATGATTTGGCCCTTTTGAGTTATGACTTAGAAATGTCATTTAGAGAAACCGAAGAGAACGCATCGGCAGCAGCCTATATACCACTTGAATGCCCAAAGGTAAACCCCCACGACCGACCAAACTCCAAGTTGCACTCAAAGGCGATCCATCAAATCGTCGAGGCAATACAACTGAACCCGAAGCCCCAAGAGGCTGGCCCGAGTGTCCTGAACATGTTGCCGATGACTTCATCGCTCATGAAGAATGGAGATCAGTCTGTAAGCAACTCGACTCGATGGACCTGCTATCCACAACCGACGCCCGTTCCCTTGAACTCTATTGTCTGACGTATTCTCGTTTTCGTGCGGCTCAGGAACAAGTCAAGAAGCACGGTGATGTTCTGTTTCTTGGCAAGAACAAATACCCACAGGTCTCACCGTTCTATACCTGCATGAACAAATACCATGAGGACTGTCGGAAGTGGTTGATCGAATTTGGTCTGACACCTGCCGCTCGTGCCCGCTTGCGAGTGAAGGTTGAAGAAAAATCGAACAACAAATGGAGCGGGATTTTGCCGGTTGCGGGATAAAGCTTTTAGAAGAAATAATTCCAGATGTCGCAAATTTTCTTAATTGTAGACAGTATGAGGTTCAAGAATCGAACCCCATAAAACCACTTCTGCATTGGCTTCTTCGTAGTTTTCGTAGTCGATTTTTTCTTGGCTTTTGTGGTCATTTTCCCATCCGTGAAAAACAAAAAAACCCCGTTAGGAGTTTCCTTTGAGTGAAACTCCTAACGGGGTCGGTTGTTCCGTTTCCGTGCAGGTGATCGTAGGCAACCTAAACCATATCGTCAAGAAAAAATCGGAAGTTTCCATAACTACCATGTGGAACTTTCAGACAAATCAATCCAGTTCATCGAGAACCTGACTCTCATTGGCGACCATGCCGGTAAGCCTTTTGTGCTTCGACCATTTCAGAAGCAGATTCTCAACGCTCTGTTTCGTACACGAGACGGCGAGCGGATCGTCTCGAAGATGTTCCTGCTGTTGCCACGCAAGAACGGAAAATCTCAAATCGCAGCGGCAATCTGCCTCTTCTCATTGCTCTGCCTCGGTCAGAGCCAACAGATTCTCAGTGCGGCAGCGACACAGGAACAGGCATCCCGAATCTTCGATGCCATGTGTGAGATGATCCGTGCTGATGCAACCCTCAGCAAACTCTGCGAGATCATCCCAAGTAAACATCGGATCGTCTGCGAAGCCACCAACAGCTTCTACTGTGCAGTCACTTCTGGCGGCGATGCCCTCTTGGGTTATTCGCCTACTCTGGTTGTTCTGGACGAATTGGAAGCGTTCACTCAGCCAAAACATCGACGACTCCATGCCGCTCTGACAACAGGGTTCGGAGCCAGAGCAAACCCTCTAACAATTCTGATCTCCACTCAAACGAGCGATAAGAATTCGTTGGCAAATGAGGAGTTCGAATTTTCAAGAAATTTGAAGGGAAGAATCGAAAATTCGAAGGTGAAGAGATCAGGTCAGTATCAGAACGAGAAGTATCTGGCTTGTCTTTATTTTGCCGATGAGAAAGCAGACTGGACGGATCGAAAAGTCTGGAAGGCGGTCAATCCTGCATTGGGGGACTATCTGAATGAAGACTTCCTTGAGGAAGAGTTCAAGATCGCCCAGAAAATTCCATCACGCCAGAATCATTTCAAGCAATTCTATCTCAATGTTCCCATCGATTCGCTTGGGAAATGGATGGACATGAGTTTGTGGAACTCATGCAAAGGGACATCACCTGATCTCACCCCGTACAAGTGTTGGGGCGGTCTTGATCTTGCTCCGGTCAATGATCTCTCAGCGTTCGTGCTGTTGTTCGACGTGGAAGGAATCTATCACGTCAAGTCATGGTTCTGGTGTCCAGAAGCAGACATCATGGAGCGTAGCAAAATCTCGCAAGTTCCCTACGACTATTGGAAGGATCAAGGGCATCTGCGAGTCTGCTCAGGTTCATCGACAGACTTCCGCCAAGTCAGAAAAGAGATCGCTGAGATTTGCGAGCAGTATCGTTTGCAAACTATCGCTGCGGATAGGTCATTTGCTTACGACGTGGCACAAGGTCTGATTGAAGACGGTTTCAATGTGGAGTGGTATCGGCCCGGATATGAAAGCATGTCCCGCCCAACCATGAGGTTGGAAAAACTGGTCAAGGATTCCGAGATCATTCACACGGGACAACCCGTGATGGACTACTGCATGTCCAATGTCGTTTGTGAAAGTGACGCCGCTGGGAATGTCAGACCATCCAATAAACTCCGCAGAAAGCAGGACAAGATCGATGGGGCGATCAGCCTGATTTATGCTTTGGGAGTTGCGATGTGGGATCAGCCAAAAGTGCAGCCAAGTGTTTACGAGACAAGAGGCATATTTTGCGTCTAGGACATACATAACGTATGTTCAAAAACTGGTTCACAAAGAAGTCACAAAAGCCTGAAACCTATTCCTCAACTCCGCTCGACGAGTTGATGCGGTTGCAAGCTAATTCTGCTGCTGGCGTGGCGGTCACGGAAACAACCGCACTCAATCTTGTCTCCGTCTACGCTTGTGTTCGTGCCATCGCTGAAACATTGGCGTCCATCAGCTTTCCGGTCTATGAGCGACTGGATGGCGGCGGCAAGGGAAGACTTCGAGATCATCCGGTTTATCGCCTGCTCAATGTCTCACCGGATGACGAGATTTCTGCGATGCAGTGGCGTGAGAGTGGCATCGGACATTTGCTCACTTGGGGAAACTGGTACAACGAGATTGAATTCTCCAATGGCGGCGAAGTTCTTGCGGTTCATCTGCTCAATCCAAAAATTGTAACGCCACGAAGAACGAAATCAGGACGGATCGAATACAAGCTGGACGGAGTTATTACGCCAATTCCAGCCGAACGAATGCTTCACGTTGCAGGTCTTGGCTACGACGGTTGCGTCGGTTATTCACCATGTCGCATGGGCAAGTCAGCAATCTCGCTGGGAATTGCTGCGGAACGCTTCGGGCAAACATGGTTCGGCAATGGAAGTCGAGGACAAGGCTATATCACTCATCCGGGCACTTTGTCAGATCAGGCGAAAGCGAACATCCGAGCGAGCATCGAAGCTGAACATGCCGGACCAGATCAGGCTCATCGCTGGATGATTTTTGAGGAGGGAATCCAAGTCGAACAACTGGGAGTTCCACCGGAAGATGCTCAGTTCCTTGCCACGAGATTATTCCAATTGCAGGAAATTTGTCGTCTCTATCGGATCAGTCCAGCACTCGTTGGCGATCTATCACGCTCGACTTTTTCCAATCAAGAACAGGAGTCCATCAATTTTGTTGTTCACACATTGAGACCGTGGTGTCGCCGAATAGAAACCCAGATCAATCAACGTCTTTTCAGTCGTGTTGAGCAGGAAACGATCTTCGCCGAGCATCTCTTGGATGGCTTGCTCCGTGGAGATCAGCAGACCAGATACGCAGCTTATGCAACGGGTCGTCAATGGGGCTGGTTGTCTGCCGATGACATCAACGAACTTGAAAATCGAAATCCGCTACCTGATGGTCAGGGTAAAGTTTACTTGATACCGCTCAACTTTCAGGACTCCCGAAACCTCATCAAGACCGAACAGCCGACACCAGAACAGCCAGTAGTTCCCACGACTCCATCTGACGCAGCGGTCACTGCTTCTCTTGATTGTGTTCAGGACAATATCGACAGGATGTTACGGCGGGAATCGGAAGCCGTCAGGAAAGCAGCGACCAAGCCCAATGAATTTCTGGACGCTGTTGAGGAGTTCTATTCCTCGTATTCCAAAATTTGTAATCGGGCACTCGAACCCAGCCTGAAAGCATTCGCTGCCATCAAAGCAGATCAGTTCTCCGATCCAATGCAAAAATTGGATTGTGTCCAGCAGGTGATGGCGGCAACCAGCAACCTTGTTGAATCCGGCAGAAAATCCCTGCTTGATCTCTCTGGAACGGTCTCAGCCAAAGACCTGCCCCAAGCGATTGAGAAATGGACCATCGACAGAGCCACGGTCTCTAAGGAAATCATAAAGGAGATAAGACAATGAACCAAAACATAGAACGATATTTCACAACAAGTCAAATTGAATTCAACAACCCAGACGAGGGAAGCAAATCCGCAGGACGATTGAGCGGATATGTCACCCGCTGGAACACCTTGTCTCACGATAGAGGCGGTTACAAGGATGTCTTCCGTCCCGATGCCTTCGCCAATCTGGTTGATCCAGATGCGGACGTGAAGGCGTATCAGGACCACAACTATTCGATCTATCTTGGAAGAACATCCAATCAATCATTGAAACTTTCGATGGATGCTGAGGGCGTCAGGTTCTCTCTTGACCTGCCGGACACGCAACATGGCAGAGACACCGCTGCCCTGATGTCCCGCAATGATTTCAACGGGATGAGCTTCGGCTATCTCCCCGACAAATACCAACTGGTCAGAACACCGGAGGGAATTGTCAGGGAACATACGAGCGGCACACTCATTGAGGTCTCAGTTGTCTTCGACCCAGCCTTTGAGAATTCATCTGTTGAACTCAATGCACTGGATGAACCACCGGAAGAAGTCCTGCAAGAGATCAGGGAATTTCTGGCGACACCAAAACTCAATTCTGCCAAGAGAAAATTGGAACTCGCCAGCATAGATAACTGAGAAATTGATTAGCGTTTAATCAACTCTCTCAAATATCTGGAATAAGACGGCGAACTGTCAGCACTCTGGATCAATACAACTTTTGTATCGACCCGCCGACAGTTCGTCGTTTTTTTGTTGGGTCACTTGGAGGAAGATGAGTTTAACTACTTACAAACAGGATCGTGCGGAACAAATCAAGGAAGCACGAGCCATCACGGAACTCGCCGATAACGAAGGGCGAGACCTCACTGCGGACGAACAGGAATTGTTCAACGACCGCATGGAAGCAATCAAAGGACTGGATGAGAAGATCGCTCGTGGAGAGCGACTTGAAAAGCTGGAAGCCAGCATCAAGGAATCTGCTGGAAGAATTTCCAAGCCCGAACAATTTCAGAAGGACATCCATCGGGAAATCCAGCGTTACTCTTTGGTTCGTGCCATCCGCTGCCAAGTCGAAGGGAAGAAGCTGGATGGTATTGAAGCCGAAGTATCCGCTGAGATTGCCAAGCAGTATGGCAAATCACCCGAAGGTTTCTATATGCCATTGGAGCAATATGGAAACCTTGACACCACAACGGGTGCAGGTGCGGTGGAATCGGTGCATGACATGCCTGAGTTCATCGAACTGCTCAGAGCCAAGATGCTGATGAATGTTCTGGGAGCAAGAGTGCTTCCGGGTCTTGTGGGAAATGTTCATGTCCCCAGACAATCCGGTGGAGCAACGGCGTACTGGATCAATGCTGATGGCAGCGCAAGCATCACTGGTAGCAACCAGACCTCCGATCAGGTTCCATTGTCACCAAGCACAGTTGGTGCAAGCACGACTTACACAAGAGCATTCTTGCGACAGACTTCGCTCGCTGTTGAGCAGTTTGTTCGCAACGATCTCGCAACTGTTCTCGCTATCGAACTGGATCGTGTTGGATTCAATGGAAGCGGTTCTGGTGCTGAACCCGAAGGTATTTTGCAGAACAGTTCCGTTTCGACCGTCTCCATCGGTCTTGATGGTGGTCCAGCAACACATGGAACAGTTGTCGATCTGGAAACGGATGTGGCTGATGCCAATGCTGATTTTGGAAGTTTGGCTTATGTCACTTCTCCAAAAGGTCGTGGAATGCTCAAACAAACCATCATCGGCAGCAACACTGCTGCCAAATTCATCTGGGAGAACAACGAGATCAACGGTTATCGTGCTTTTGCCACGAACCAGATTCCATCGGATTTGACCAAAGGTTCTTATGGAACTGATCTGACTGCAATTTTGTTCGGCAATTTTGCTGACTGTCTCTATGGATTGTGGAGCGGAGTTGATGTGGTGGTGAACCCGTACACGGACGATCTCAAGGGAGCGGTCAGAATCACCATGATGCAGGACTGCGATTTTGCACTCAGGCACACTGGATCGTTCAGCAAGTGCGTCGATCTTGAAACGACTGTCTAAAAGTTTGGTGATGGTCCTCGACCCATCGCCTTGAACTGACCAGCACCATGTCTGTCTGGTCTCGTTGCAAAGGGGTGATCTCGTCTCAGATCACCCCTTTGTTTTTCACATTACAATTTTTGTATTGGTTTCTCTAACTATCACATGAAACTCGAACAAATCATCTATCTCTTGGAGCCGACCTTGATCGGCAATAAATGGCTCGAAACCGGCGAACTCGTGGACTGCGGTTGCAGGGAACGAGCGAAGAAATTGCAGAATGATGGCATCTGTTTTGTCGTGGCGTGTGCCCCTGCTTTCGCTCAATTTCTCAAAGACAATCCTGATGGCGAATGGATTGAGTGCGAGCAGTTTCTCGCACGGGTGAAGACATTCCCGCTGGAATGGAGAACTCCCGAATGGGAGGCATTGGTGTCTCAGTTCGATTCCAGTATTGATCGGTTCATCTCGGTGAACATCACGGTCAATGGTGAGGATGTGGAACCGGAAGTGGTCGAAGAAAAACCCCAGCCGAAGCCCAAGAGGAAACGAGTGAAGAAGTCATAGATAGTGCATGGAATATCATGTTGTCACCGAACCGACCGAACCCATTGATCTCACACTCGTCAAGACTCACTGTCATATCGACCATGATGTAGAAGACGACTATCTTTCGCTGCTCATTTCAGCGGCGAGAAAATACGCTGAGAACTACTGCCAGCTTTCAATCGGCGAGCAAACTCTTGTTCTGACAGCCTCAGAATTTCCAAATGGTATGAGACGACCGGCTGAGAAAATCTATCGCTATCTGCCGCAACCACCACTCATCAGCGTGGATTTTGTCAAGTATTACTCCAACTCGGTCCTGACCACTTGGGACAGTTCTGAATACCGGCTTGATCTGTCAATGCCCGGAAATATCGTGCCGGTGAACTGTTTCCCGTCCGTCGATTGCCGACCTGATGCGGTGCAAATCCAGTGGGTTGCAGGCAAAACAGCAAGTGAGAACATCAAGCTGGCTTGCCTGATTATGGTCTCACATTGGTATACGACGAGAGAACCGATTGTCACGGGAACGATTGTGGCGAAAGTTCCGTGGTCGGCTCATGCCCTGCTGGATCGTGAAAAGTGGGGTTCGTACTGATGGGATCAGGAAAATATCGCTATCGGGTGCGAGTGCAAGCACCTATCGAAACCATCATCAACGGATCACCAAAATACACTTGGTCCGATCTGGGAACGTACTGGGCAAATGTCAAAGCCATCAGGTCCAGAGAACCCACCGAGATCAAATCCATTGTTGATCTGACCGTCTATGAGATCACATTGAGATACCTCGACATCACGAGCAAACATCGGATCATCTATGACGGCAAGGTATTCAATCTCGCTGAGGTGGTTCACGATGAGCGTAAGACGGAAACGATCTGCAATGCGGTCGTTCGTGCTGGCGAATTGCCCAGTGCAAATTTTGTAATGCAGGCTTCGGGCGGAATCTCCATTGGTGGCAGCTATGTCTAATGGCTGGCAGGTTTCTGGGATCAAGGAAATTGAGTTTGTTTTTGACAACTTCATCAAAAAGGAAGCTCAGAAGATCATCAAGCGTGCCATGAAAACCGAACTGACGCCGATGGCAAATGAGATCAGAGCGAACTTTCCGAAGGACACCGGCAAGACTGCGAAGGAAATCAAGCCACGCATGAGAACCAAGCGAGGCGTGATCTTTGTTGATATCAGTTCCAAAGACAACAACTACATTCCCAAGTTCATCGAATTCGGAACGGTCGATCATGCTGGCAATCAGACTTCCAAACCCTCTTCCATCGGCTCGTTGATCTCAGGTTTGTTTGGAACGACCGACCATGCTGGGAATTGGCATATCAAGCCTCATCACACTTTCGGGAATGTCTTCAAACATCGGGGCGAACAGGTCAAGAAGAGAATGATCGAAAGAATCCTGCATGATGCCCAAGACAAACTGAATCCATTTAATGATTGAGACTCATACATAAAAGTATGAGTGCGGAAGTCATTGTCTGGAATCTGGTCAAGGATATCACGGAGCGGGTCTATCTCTCGACTGCGCCCCATAACCCCACGAAACCGTTCCTGCTGGTGACGCTGGTGTCGGGCACACATGAGCATGTCTTAGGCGGTGCTGCCGGTGTTCTGAATGCCGAGTTCCAGTTCGATGCCATTTCTGATGACCTGCACGACGCCATTGAAATGATCGAGTCGGTAAGAAATATCCTTGATGGATACGCAGACGAGAGCATTCTCTATTCCACAATCCAGTTGGAGCAGGACATGAGCTTGCCCCCGAATGACAGTTCACCCGACTGGCTCTTTCGCAAAGCTGCTCGCTATATGATTCGGGTCAAGGAATCGATCCCATCTGCATAAATAAAACAACCACTTATACACGAGGTTGTTTTATATGCCACTTAACACATACGCAGGCGCACAATGCACCTTCTCTTATGACGGAACAGCGATTGGCGGAATTGTCGATCTTGCTCCATCCGGCTTCTCACGTCCCGCTGTCAAAAATACAGCGATGGGCGATACATCCCAGAGCTATCGAGCATCAACACAATTCGACGGCGGAACTGTCGATGTCACTGTCAATTACGATCCCGCTGACGCCGGACATACCAAACTCAGAACCGATGTCAGAACGGCAGTCACCGCAGCGAAGGCGTGCGTCATCACTTATCACGACGGCAGCACAGATACGTTCAACGGGTTCGCCACGAACGAAGTCATCAGCAACATGACCAACGATGACACCGACAACTTACAAGCGAAGTTCACGATTCAGGTTGTGGGAGCCAGTGTCTTTGCCGCCGACTCAACATGATCTTTGACGTAATACAACTTTTGCACTGAACACTTGGAGGAAGATGATTACCAGAGAAACGCTTGATTCGATCAAGCCCAAAGTGAGAACAACCCCGCTCGACATGACCGCCGAATGGGGCATCACTGTCTTCGTCAAATGTCCCACCGGAGAAGATGAGATTGCACTCAGAACCACCGAAGACCTGATGCGTCATCAGATATGTGTCGGGCTTTGTGATGAAGAAGGCAACTGTCTGTATCACTATCCCGAAGATGTTGATGCACTCAACAAATTTCCGACGATTGATCTGATGAAGATTTTTGAGGCGATCAATGATTGCTCCACACTGCGGGGCAAGGTGAACCACGCTAAAAAAAACTGAGAGATGATCCGTCCGAAATGTTCGTGATGGATTTATCTCGTCGGTTGAATAAGACTTGGCGTGAAACAGTTTCCTTGCTTGAAGATGAGGACGAACTCGTGATGCAACTGGCATACAACCAGATCAAGCCAATGGAAGACTGGTGGGAGATGTGGGCTTGCCTCTTCGAGAGTCAGGTTCAGCAAGGGAAGAAGTTCAATCACCTTCAATGGATACCCGGAGAGAAAACACCGCCCAAACCTGTTGATAGTGAGACGATCAAAAAACGGATGTCCGTACTGAGGACATAGGAGGAGGATGGCAAATACCGGCACGATCAGAATTCGATCCGTCGTTGATCCCAATGGGGTGAATGACGGTCTGAAAGGAATCAGTTCCCGCATTCGTGGCTTTGAGAGTTCGTTCTCACGTTCCCGTGGGATGACCGGATACATCGATTCGATGGTGACGGGTTTCGCCAAAGCGGGTCTGGCGATTCAAGGCGTGAGAACAATCGTCGGTGGTCTGGCGTCCGTGGTCTCCGCTCCGTTGGCTCTGGCTGCTGCCGCACAGCAAACCCAAGTCTCGTTTGAGGTGATGACTTCCAGTGCGGAAACCGCTTCCAAACTGGTCGCCGATCTCAGAACAATGGGAGCGGCCACGCCCTTTGAGTTCGCCGATCTGTCTCAGGCAACCACTGTGCTATTGTCATTTGGTAGAACGTCTCAGGATGTTCTCAGGGATTTGGACATGTTGTCCAACGTCGCCAGTGGGAACAAAGACAAGCTCGCTGGTTTGTCGGTCGTCTATGGTCAGGTGGCTTCGGCTGGAAAGCTGATGGGCGGCGATGTTCTCCAGATGATAAATCAGGGTTTCAACCCCCTGAATGAAATCGCCAAGCGAACCGGCGAATCCATGTCTGATCTCCGCTCCCGAATGAGCAAGGGCAATGTTTCGTTCGAGGAAGTGCGTCAGGCGTTTGAGGATGCGACTTCGGCAGGTGGACAATTCTTTCAAATGAACGACAAGCAGTCGAAAACATTGAGCGGGTTGTGGTCCACGTTGCAGGACGAAACCAGTTCCGCCTTGCAGATGATCGGAGAAGAACTGGTTTCCACCTTCGATCTTTCGGAAGTCGTTGCATCCATTACAACTTTTGTATCGGTCCTGAAATCCGAGTATCTCCCTGTGATTGTCTCCAATCTGCAATACGTCCTGCATCTGGTGAGTGCATTCGCCGACTGGAAGCGGGTTCTTTCCACCGTCATTCCGGTGATCTTTGGAGTCGTCACGGTGATGACTGCTGTTGTGGCGGTCCAGAAGGCGATTGCGATGGGACAGGCGATAGTTCTCGCCCTGTCCGGTCCTGCCGGTTGGGCAACCCTCGCTGCGGGCGCAGCCATTGGAGCGGGTGCTTACTACGCTCTTTCGGGCGTGATGTCCGGCGTTTCGGACGAGATGGCAAAAGCCACTGCGGAAGCCAAGAAACTCAATCAGGAAACCGGTAAGGACCAATCAAAATCTCCTGACTCCAAACCCGTCCGGCAGGATCAGTCCGGTATCGATGACAAGATCAAACAGGTCACGAAAGACCTGAAAGCATTGAGTGGCGAGGCGAACAGTACAGCCGACACCTTGCAGGACATGCTCGACAAGGGAGCATCTCCGCAGAAAGTTGCTCAACTCAAAAAACTGCTGGACCAACTGGACCGAGCCAAGAAAGAAGACACCGAAAACAAGAAACTTAAAGGTGCTGCCGACAGGATCAAGGAACAGACAAAATCCGTCTCGGATCAGTTGCAGGAACAGTTCGATCAGATTGACAAGATTCACGAGAAGATGGATGAGAATGGAAACCCGTTGATCTCGATTGAGCAGATGGTGCAGGCAAAAGAGAACGCACGAAAATCATTGTTGTCTTCCATCATTCCCGATGATGAATGGGCGACGTTCAACGACAAGGTAGCTGAACTCAATGATCTCATGAAAAACGGCTGGATTGATGCTGCGGACGTGGCGAAGGCGACGATGGCGGCTCTGCCGTCCGAGATCGCTTCCGCCATTGAAGCGAGCAAAACTCCGTTGCAGAAGTATGAGGAACAGCTTGCCAAGCTCCAAAAAGGTGTTGATGCCGGTGTCCTTTCACCTGAACAAATGAAGAAGGCTTCCATGTCCGCTCTGCCTCAATCGGTTCAACAGGCGATTGAGGACGCCAAGACTCCACTCCAGAAATACAAGGAACAACTGGCCGAACTGGAATCGTTCCGTGGGAAGGATGGTGTCACGGATGAAGTTCTCGCAAAAGCTCAGAAGAAGTTGAAGCAGGACATCTTCGGGGGTGGTGAAAGTGGTGGAAACAACCGGCTGGCTGACCTGCAACTGTATGGATCGGCTGGTGCCAGAGACTCCATCATCCGTCACCAGATGAGACTGGCTGGTATTGATTCTCCCAACGAGAAGCTGCTGAAAGAGACACAGGCGCAGACCAAGTATCAGATGGCAATGGCAGAGGCAACCAAAGAGACGGCGAAGAACACCAAGCAGAAACCGGCTGGGAAGCCGTCCAGCCTGAACTGATTTCCATTCCAATTGGAATAGATAGTTCATGGCAATTTCTTTCAATCAGGTTGATTCATCCGGCAAATACTCGCTCAACGAGGGGGGCAGCTACACGCTGATCTACGATGTCCACGATACCTCAGTGGTTCTCGGTCCGGTTCGGGCACGGTTCGCAATTCTGGATCATCTGGGAATCCAGTACGGCTCAACGTATTCCGATCCGGTCAGCGGCGACTATGACAACAATGCCTATCTCATTGATGTCGATACCAGCAAAGTCAGCGACAACGGGTTTCAGAGAACGGCATTGTTGTCGTATCAATATATGGGGACGAACCCCAACCCGTTGCTGCAACCGCTCAGATATTCTGGCGGAAGTTCTCCGGGTTTCGAGCGTGTCGTCTGGCGTGATAGTCAGGGTTCTCCAATACAAAACAGTGCGGGAGATCAATACGCTCAACCCGTGACCGTTCCGGGCTACATCGCCAACTTTGGCATCTCGAAATACTTTTCCTCGATCCCGTTCTATCTCGACAACTTCGTCGATTCCGTTTGTGCGGACGGGTTTCTGGGACGGTCGGCGAAGACCGTCAAGCTGATCGACTGGTCTTACAATGGCCCAACGTATCACCCCGTCTACGGCTCGTATGTGGATGTCTCAGCGACGTTCTCCGTGAACCCCGAAGGTTGGGACTTGCTCATTCTGGATCAGGGTCTCAAGCAGATCGGCGACGATGGGAAGCTGGCTCCCATTCTCTATAAGGGTTCGGAGATCACGGAGCCTGCCAACCTCAACGGAGCAGGGAAGGTCTTGTCTGCCGGTCCAGCGGTCTTTCGCAGGCACACGGTGAACTATGTGATTCCGTGGGGAGGGCTGGGTTTTGTCTAAGATCAACTACAACGAACGAGCAGATAAGAGAATCACCAATGCCGTGAACTGGGTGGAGAAACAACGTCAGCCGGTCACGACGAGAACGTTTACTGGGGTTGCGGGAACGTTCATTGAAGGTTTTCTGAATGAAGACTTGGATGCTCCTGACGATGAGGAGGACTATACCGAAGCGGAGATGCGAATTTATCGGGGTGAGAAGGATGAGTGGCAGCAGAACACGATTGACAGTGAGGAGGAAGTCGTTGTCGTCAGAAACAGGGACATCAATTTCTCGGCTGATGAGGACGACCGGATCGCCTGTTTTCGGATCAATGGAGAGTGGCGACCGTTTGCCGGTGGGTCGATCCCCAAGAACCTCTGTATCGAACTGTTCGGCGATCCGCAGGGGGGAAGCTTCAACATCACGATCAAACGCAGAACCTACGATTCCGAGGGGAACGAAGTGTTGTCGGCGGAAGCGGAAGTCGAAATCGCCATGTCGTCTGCGAGTGTGGACGGCGTGCGGGACGCATTCGTGGATTCCGGCTTGTACGAAGAGGACGAGATTGAATCGGTCGGTGCTGGACATTTGCCGGTTGAAGGGGTTCGCCTGAAATTCGTTCAGGGAGCGAAGCTGAAAGACTGTCTGATCCAGTCCGTGAACACGGATGATCTGACGGATTGCTGTCATCGTCCCTATGCCCGTATCAGGAGAATCGGGATATGATCTACGATGACAGATACGATCTGGCGGAATCGACTCCCAAGCCGGAAGGCGAGCGGTATTCTTTCCTGTTGATGGACCTGAATGGTCGCTACCAGTTTTCGAGCCGGTCCAACTTCGCCGAATACCTTGAGCTATCCACATCACGGGTCTGCATTTTTGACAACGACAATATCGGCGTTCTCAGGAACAAATATGTTTCGGGAGTGGGAACATGGCATTACGGGCTGCTGGATGGGAATGGCAAGCCGCAGCAGGAAGAGATCACGATGCTGGAGGACTACGAACTGCTTTCGGGTGTCTGGCGATTGAGCGATGAAAAGTTCGCCATCAACATCTTTGATGCTCCCGATGAGACTGAAAGCTGGCGAGGGATCAACTGGCTGATCTTCTCACCAGACGGAACTTACAAAGAGACTCACTTTTCAGACACTCTCAACACAATTCTGTCGTGGTTCGTGTCGGAAAATGGAGATGTCTACTGTCTGCGACTGGATGACCTGATTCTTTCGGTGGATCACTGGAGCTATGACTCCGAGGAGATCACCAGCACAACTATTGATGATGACTTCTATTCTTCGGAGTCAATCTGGCAGTGGGACGGGGGATCAATCCCCTACCAGAGCCAGTGCAAATTCTGCATCGTTGATGGTGAAGTCTACCGCTTGGCGAAAAATCTGAGTTTTGCCACATCCCATACTTGGGTTGTCAGCGAGAACCATGAAGCCAATCTGGGCGGGAGGATTGATGGTCTGCTCTATCGTGACTCTTACCTGTGGATATTGGCGCAGGCGAGTTCGTCCACATGGAAGCTGCACAAGCTGAACCCTGACCTGACCACCGCCGCTGTGTCGGAAGTCCTGACAATCCCCAGCGGTACGACCGTCCGACCTCTCATGAGCCATGACTCGGGAAAGATTCTGGTGAACTGGATCAATGGCAACACCGACGATCCCAACGTCATCTGTCTGAATGATGACTGCGAGGTGCTGTGGTCCGGCTTACCAGAAGAACTGCGAACGGACAGGTCATCACTCAATCAGATCACATGGATCGAGAATGGATATGTCTGGGCGATGGTGAACTGGCAGGTGGACAAACTGGAGGACTGGTGCGAACAAAAGGACTGGCTTGTTTGTTGTTCCGCCGAATCGGGTGAGATGAGGTGGCGGCATCGTTTCACACGGGGAGACACCTTTCAGGTGATGTCAGTTGGAAATCTGGTGGCGAACGCTGTCTATCAGGAGAAGAGCTTCGGGGGTTGTGATTCTGAGCTTCTTCATCCTGATGAGGACGAATTGTGATTGGACTCATAGATAGACTATGCCTTTCGACGACAACATTTTCTGGAATAGCAACGAACAAAACGCAAAGAAACTTTTGCAACAAGGCAGGAAATGGGGAAAGAAGCCCGAAGCCCAACCGGACTTTGCACCACTATCCGACAAACTGCAAGAAGTCGCTGCCAAGCTGGCGGAACAAGGCATCTGGACCGATCCCCAAGTCAGCGAGATTGAAGCCTATCAGAATTTCGTGCGGGTGTGGGACGCTGTGGAGCGAGGCGACAATATCACGTTGTCCGCCTTGTCTGGTGGATATGGATATGGCGATTCTTACGATGAGACAGCAGAAGGTGGCGTCCTTGTTGGTGGTGGAAGCAGACGTTCCATCATCTATACTGAGGATGGAACTTGCGGGGAAGTCGAATATCTGGACGATGATTGTTACTACACAGATTCAGACTTTGACTCTCACACAGTGGGCAGCACTGGACAAGTTCATATCACTGCCACAGCATTCTTTCGAGAATGCACGCTGAATCTATATGACAGTGATTCCACTTCTATCACTTACTATTGGACCGATGGAACGGATTATGTCGAACTCTATTTTTCAGAAGGCTTGATACGCTGTTCTTATTCCGTCGATGGCTTCATTCCGTATATTGCGGAACATGTTCCCGACGACAAGCCGGACATGTTCAACAAGCTGGACTTTGGATTCAGCTTTACTTGGTATGACATCAATGTCATTTGGGACGGTGGGAATTGTGTCTTCGGCACGCTCCCCTGCCAGAAGGTCGCCACGGGTGGACTGCTCGCTGGCGGAAGTGCAGTGGTCCTCAGCGGTGATGTCTTCCACGAAGTGGCTGATGGTGGTGTCTTCGCCGGTGGGGAGTGTTCCCACACAATCATTGCATGGGAGAGCGCTACGGGCGGATTGCTGGCGGCTGGTGAAGCCGACTTGGAAGTGGTCCAGATGGTCGGGGGACTGGTTGCTGGTGGCAGTGCCACTGTCTCAACCAGACTGAGCGGAATGTCTCTGGGCGGAATGCTGGCAGGTGGGGAGTGTTCCAATACAAAAATTGTATTGGAGACGGCGGCGGGGGGAGTGGTCGCTGGGGGAGCGGCAACCCTGCCGAACTCCGCTGGTTATCTCTACCGGACCACGCTGACGATAGCGGCGGAACAACTGACTGCTGATCTGCATTCGTTTTATGTTGGCAAGGTGGTTGCTCTGCCGGTGGAACTCCCACTGGATTCGACCTTTCTTGTCACAGACATTCACGGCAACATCAAAGACCACGAGATCAGGAACTTCGATGGTTCGACGGTCTGGATTTTCTTCCGTGCTGACCTGTCTGCTTCCATCGACAACGAATTTTTCGTGTTCTCGGGAGGAAATCCATGACATTTTGTCCCTGCAATACAATCGATGAACTTGCATCAGGCGGCGCATCACTTGGCGGTTCTGCCGATGTCTCCACCTACGTTCCGGCAGGAGTTGTTCTCGGTGGTTCGGCGATTGTGGAAGTGCGTCCTGATCCGTGGGATGGAATGGTCTTCGTGCTTCCGCTCGATGAGGACGGCACAACCTTTCTGGATCGAACCAAGAACCACTTGGACGGCACGAGTGATACCGCCACGTCTCCCACAATCGATGCTGGCGTGTTCTGTTTACCATCCCAGTATTTTGATGAGCGGGACTTCATCACGTTGCCACAGGACACCCTGAGAGCCACGCAAGGGTTCACGGTCTCGATGTGGTTGAAACTCGACAGTGAGTTCCAAGAGAGAACATTTTATTCCAGAGGCATTGAAGTCGATGGACACCCGATGACGTTCAGTTTCGGGCATTCTTTCCTGAATCACTTATGGGCGAAGATCGTCTTGGGAGAAGAGGAGACGGTCTATGACGCATTCAGCGAACCTATCCCAAGTGGAAAGTGGTTTCACGTTGCCGCCTCGTGGTCGCCGTCCGAGAAACTCAGAGTGTTTCTGAATGGCATTCTCGTCGGCTCTGTCGAGACACCGGAAACTTCCATGCTGGCGACCACCAACGGCAGTCAGTTAGGGCGACGAAACCAGTCACAATCTTTGACCGGCAATTTGCAGGAAGTGCGTCTTCATCCAGTCGCTCGTGGTTCTGATTGGTTGGCAGCGGAGTATTCCAATTTTTGTCATGCGGATTTTTGTGTTCAGGGCGAAACCATCGAAGCGGTCTCGGAATGATTCGACACAAAAATTGTATTGGCAACCCTTACCTATTGTATGTGGATATCCAAGACCGAACTGGCAAACGAAATCAACCTGATGACAGTCTCAGGACGGGCATCGGAACGTCTTGGCAGAATGTTGCTGCTGATCGCAGATGGTGCGGCAAGGAGATATGCAACGGGTTTGGAGCATGATGAGGCGGTCGCAAGTGCGGTCTGTCATCTGTTGGGCGTGATCGACAGATACGATCCCCACAAGTCTGATGCGTTCTCCTACGTCACCACCATCTGTATCAATCGCTTCCTGCACATGAGGCGTGAAGTGAGATTTCGCAACGCCCTGCTGGCACATGTCAGATACGAGATGGGCGGCGAGGACTTTCGACCCGAAATTCCAAAATACAAAAATTGCATTGGTTGCGGGAAAGAAAAACCGGCGTCTGCATTCGGGCAGGATTTCATTCGTGGGTTGGCGAACAAATGCAAAAATTGTAATCGGCGGTGATCTGTGCTTTACAGCACGACTTTATTCTCAAAATCTTTCCAGATTTATCTGCCTCAAATCGTCATCAATCACGGCAACTTTGCCCAAAGATCGCACCGTTTAACGATCTGGAATCAAAGATCGTGGAAATCCGCAAAGTAGCAAAAATTTGACGCATAAAATCGAGATAGATAAAATCCGTATCGGTATAGTTGGAAGCGTAAACGAATCAGCACGGCGACCGCCTCTCCCAAGCTTTCAACTACAACGGGGAGAGGCGGTCATTTTTTTGGACATAAAATTGAAAGCATAAAAACAAATAGGGTCTCACCCCAAAATAAATTGAAAGTGAAACCCTATTATATGTCAGTCCAATGACAAAGTATAATAGACTACATCCTGACAAAAAATGCAAGAAGAATTCTGAGTCCCAGATGACTCAGGATTTGTCTTGGCTTTTCTTCGTCGGTCAAGGCGACAAGTATCTCGGCTTCCATTTTGCCGACCGCACGCTTCAACCAGATGGGTCTTGGAAGCCAGTCACGAAAAAATACGACTATGAGCTAAAACGATGGATCGCCGAATACGATCATCCAGAACACTGGACCGTCGAAAAATCTCACTCTCACTGGCGATGCTCCTCACTTCTCTCACATATACAAGGCAAGCATAGAGGACTCGTTGCAACTGATGATAGTGGTTGCACTGATGTCCCCTTCATTGCATCTGATCTTGACCGCCATCACAACGAGCCAGCCAAACAACACATTGAAAGAGTGATACGCACCCTCAGAGCTTGTATCAGATTGTATCCACATCTCAGATGGCTTGCGGAAGTAAACAACAAAAATGGATCAACCAAGCTGTATGGCATCAGTCACAAGGGTATCCCGATTTGCAGAGCCAAAGAGATGGCGAAGGAACTGTACCAAGTAGTCGTCCAGATCACGGGCAACCCGAAGACCGAAGTGTTCCCGCACAATATGACGCAAATCCTGCTGCCATGCCGTGCGGACAAAACAACTATCATCGACACTGGCATATTGGGCAAGGTCCAACGATACAAAGTTCTCAACGGCAAGCGAGTCTATTACGACGCTTACTCAATGATTGATCTGAGTGATTGGATGAATGGGCATGAGCAATGTGATGAAATCACATTGAAGCAAGTTTTGGAGAATGTCTGCAAGTGCCCGATAAAAGATATTGCGGATGTCAAATACAATAAACCTGTCAATCGTCTTGAGGAGTTGAGAAACGAAGCCTACTTGGAAGCGATGGGATTGAGAGATGTTGATATCGAGGCTAACGCCTCGATATCAAATGCCCCCGCTGGGGGCATAAAATGTGGCTTGGAGCCTGACGGCGTGTCTTCTCGCACTTCCTTAAATGATATTAGATCGACCGCCAACGCTTTCGACCGCAAGCGTTTGTTCACCCAATGGCTTTCACGTCAACTGAGACGTGTACCCACTCTTGAGGAAGTCCTGTCTGCATACAAGTCATACAAGATGTATGGTGGTTCGTGGGACGACAATCTGGGCAAGAGACGATCCGATTTTGTGCAGATCATTAAGTATGTGGAGAAATCATTTAATTCCGAGTTATGCGGTCAAGGCAAGTCAGATCGCCCCGAGTTGAACAAAGAGGTGATGAAATGGCGTGGTCGCATGACAGCACATTTCATGCTGGGTAAGACCTTCTCTGTCATCATCAACCAAACTGTCAGATACGATGAGTATGGAAGCCGCATTGTCTCAGGTGGCAAACGACGTTACGTCAATGGTCAGCACATATCGTATGTAATGGGAATCGCCGCCTATGTCATGCTGACATCCAAGCTTGGAGACGGAAGTATCAGACGGAAATCAATACAAGGCTGGTGGGAGGATTTAGCGAAAGAAGGCAAACTTCCAGCTTGGTCGGTTGATTATTGGTTGGCATGTCGGCAAGTCCTTGAAGACATTGGCTGGATTGTTGTCGATGATACATATTCTCACAGAGAGCATCGATCCAAAACAGCAGAAATTACATATACGGATCAGCCATTGGTTGGGACTATCTACCTGTTCCCCATCACGACATATAATTACCCCCCCACCTCTATAATGGTGGTGACGCATTCGTCACCTGAAAAATCGGGATCAACCGACAAAACATCCCCGAGACCACCACCACGAGGACAACCGCCGCCGATTGTGCGGTTCACGCCATCAAAACAGGAACAAAACTCATGGAACTGACCACTGAGAACGTGAAAGGTATGGACTCAATACAATTTTTGCACTCAAGGAAGACAAAATGAAAACGAACGACAATCAAAATCGACCAGATCACTCGGACAAAGACATGCTACACGAGATTATTCCTAACAATTCCTTACGGGAGAAAGTTGGTTATATCGTCGCCGAACTTTATCTCAAACGACATGGCGTTAAGCCCTTAAAGCGAGAATGGAACGGGATGACAGTCAACATTATCCCGAACACCGATCACGACTTGATCTGGATTGCCCTCACCCAACTCAAGAAAACTCAAGAGAAGCAAGGCGAGGAGAACAGGCTGTTGAAACAACGAGCCATCGACCTACACAATAAGAAACATCCAAGCGACGAGATCACAAAGCAAACGATGCACGATGGCATTATACGGTTGTTTTCTCAAGGACGCCGAGTCGGAAGCTACAAGCCAGTTGAAACCAAAACCGGCAGTATATTGATTGCGGTCAAGGAAGAAGAAGCCACACAATGAAAGTCCCATTTGAAGAACCACGGAAGGTTGAGAACTGGTTGCCGTCACTCGATGAAGAGTTCAAGGCAATGTTCCAAGAAACCTCATACAAGGAGATGCCCCAACTACAAAGGAAACCACACAATGAAAATCACATTTGGAAAACACAAAGGAGAAGAACTCCACACGATACCCAAGAACTATCTCAACTGGTTGCGAACGATTGATCTCGACGACCACTTGAGACGAGCGGTTGATCTCGCTTTGGAAGGCAAAGAATACAAAGCACCAACCAGACGAGAACGGATCGACGAAGCCAGAGAAGACATGATGTCACGGCTGAGGGAACGAGATGCAGGACGCACTCTATTTCGAGTCGTGGCATAGACAAATACAATTTTTGTAATCAAGGATGAGAACAATGAACATAACAACAAGCAATCTACTGGAACACGACAACCTGTTCCGACTCCGCATCATGTGCGTCGAGTTCTTTCTCAGAGCCACGGATGGCAAAACGTATAACCGCCGACCGCCTATTGCCCTGAGACTTCCCTGCGGTGATCTGACATTCGTGGTGAAGCCAACAACGACCCATCGAAGCAACGTAGTCACGGTTGATGATCGTGGAGTCATCATCGAGTGCATCCACAACAACAAGAAGAAAGGAGTTGTCTTGTTGATCGAAGGAAGAGCAAGATATCTGAGATCGTGGAAAGACCAAGACCGCAATATCTCTGAGTTGTCAGCACTCGTTGAACTGGCGGAACAGTTTCGGCTCGATCCCTTTGCGGTGATGAAGCAGAACCCCAACCATTGTTGCTGTTGTGGCAAGGCTCTGACGGATGCGGTCTCAAGAGCAAGGGGTATTGGTCCTGAGTGTCTCGGCAATTTCTCGGAAGTATTCGGAACGACGAGGGAGCCAGTAAAACTCACGAAGCAGGACTACAAAAGAAAGATGATTCAAAATCATCCAGACATGGGCGGCGATCCCGAAGAGTTCAAGAAGTGGTCAGCACTCTACCACGCCTGTTGAGGCAGGGACAAAATGAGACCGCACTCCAAACAACGGAGTGCGGTTTTCTTCATACCAATTGGAGTATCACAAACACTCGCTCAACCGGCGATTTCCAAGAGCAGCGAATTCCGAGACGATCTCGAAGCCGAGATAGTGCCGTCCCTGCAACGACGCCATTTTGAGTGTCGTCCCGCTACCGGCAAACGGGTCGAAGACCAGATTACCCTGACCGCTCCAAGTGTAGATCAGATCACGAGCCAGCTTTTCTGGCATGATTGCCGGATGACCAGCACGAACATACTTCTCGGAAGCATTGTCAGTTCCAGTGTGATACTTCCAGATCGGTCCTCGAATCCGAAATTCTGGGATTTCTGCCGGTTCGCTCCGCTCCCTGAAATCGTCACGTCGATAGTTTGTGAAGCTTTTGTAATCGCCGAAACACTTGTTGGGAATGTCCTTGATGAGATTGATGGTTCTCGGTCTTCCCTTGCTCAGAACATACACTCGCTGAGGTGAAGGATACTGCTTCATTTTGCCGTTGTTCCCATTGTTGATGTCGAGGAACAACGTCTTGTGACAACTGAACCCAATCTCATCAACAAAGTGGATTAACTGTCTTCGAGATGTCAGAGATTCAGCAAAGTCCTTGACCTGTTCGCCCACATGCCAGCAGACAACACCACCAGCACAAGTGATCCGATACAGTTCAGCGGCAACAATGCAGAACATTTCCCAAGAAAGACGATTCCCCTTGAACGTTCTCATCCTGTCCCACGGTGGCGAAGTCACGGTCAGATGAACACAACCATCTGGCATCGACTGCATTCCAGAAACACAATCCGAACAAATTAACTGGTTGATTTGCATAGCAAAGAAATCCTTGATGGAAGAAGAAAGAGAATCGGGGGCAGAATTGCCCCCGATTACAAAAGCTGGTACGGATCAAGCCGCCACGGCAAAGACCAGTTTCGATCTGAGATCGTCCAGTTTGCTCTGGATCAATTCCAACTGTTCCCGAGCAGCACCATGCTCATCTGGATCAATCACGATCCCAGATAACAACTGGACGACTTGCACCAGCTTCCCAACTCCCGTCAGTTTGATCTCTGGTTCAGATTGTTCTTCTTCACCATTGCCCAGCACATGTTCTGCCGTCTGACGAATCAGCTTGGCGGTGATGGGTTGGGGAACGTGAGACACAAGGTCAAGGACCGCCTGCCAAACTTTCTTCTGCGGTTCAGCATGTCTCAGTCGGACCAGTTCTCTTGTTTGTCCTTCACATGTCGGCAGCACCTTGAAATCAGCAAGGTTCATCAAGGCTCGTGCTGCATTCTTGTACCTGCTGACATCGGCTTGATTCATTCCGAATTCGACTTCGCAAAACCCAACCAGAGACTTGTGAGATGTCTTCCAGAGTTTTCGTCTGTCGATCTCATAGATGGCGTTCGCCGTCTGGAAGAAAGCCTGTTGTCCTTTCTTGATGATGGTGAGGAGTTGTTCGTCTGTCTTCCTTGAAAAGTCACTCATGGTCTTCTCCAAATTTTGGAGTTGCTTCCGACCTGCTTCCTCGCTTGAGGAGGCAAAAAAAGTCGTCTGCTCATAAGAACCTGCGGATCGCCCCATCTGGTCAAAACTGGTCAAAACTTTTATTCTGCTCTGAAAACATCAGGTCTCAGCATTCAGTGGTGAGCGTCATGGATCGTGAAGTTTTCAGAGACAACCTGCGGCGACTGGCGGCAGCACAAGGACTCGACTTCGATGGCTTGGCAATCAAGATCGGTCTCATCGATGCAGATAAGAAATGGTTGCGACGACTCTGGAACGATGGGCTGCAGGCGATCAACAAACGAAGATCAAACCAATTGGAAAATCTCGCTGCTCATCTCCGTCTTCCCTCAATCGATCAGTTGTGGCAAACGAACACCGGCAAACGTGAGGAGATCGAAAAACTCGCAACCAGAGCTTTCGATGTCATCAGGCAGATAGACAAACTGAGATCGTTCTTCCCTGACGAGATGAGAACAATCGCCAGCGAGTTTCGCAGCGAGCGAGCATTCGTGGCCGAGTGGATTTGTGACGATTACGGCTTGGCTCAGTCATCACAAATCAAAGAAGTGCGAGAACGAATCAGAGTCTTGACAGCGGAACGTGAAGATGACTCAGATGTGAGCGAGATTATCGAAGCCCTCCAAGCCAATGTCAAAGAGTGGGATTATTGGTTGTGGAGCATTGGAGGCGAAAAGATGGCGAAGCATCTCATCAAGGAACAGTGGCGAGACGCCGTTCTCCAAGCAGAGAAAACAGACATGCCATTGACTCCTGATCTTTTCGCTAAGGTATTCCGGCAGCGACATTTTCCAGACATGGGAGAAAAATTTGTCGCTGAATCCTAGCATTGCAATAAGAACTGATATTCGACACACCTGAGTAGGACCGGGCAGAATGACAAAACTTCGAATAGTTGGACTAAGTTTCCTAACAGTCGTAATTTTTGCGGTGTTTGCCGCCTTACCGTTCACCGTTCCAGAAAGAATTACTGGACTGAAGCCGAATGAGTTCGGGGATGCTTTTGGTTCCGTCAATGCTTTCATGTCGTTTCTGGCATTCGTTGGGGTGTTAGTCACGTTGGCGATGCAGCGTGAAGAACTGGAACTTCAGCGAAATGAAATGCGAGAGAGCAAAGAGGAATTGAAGCGAAGTGCAGATGCTCAGAAGGAAATGATTGAAATGCAACTGTGCAATTCCTATTTGCACGGATTATCCACATTGGTTCAACATGACGACATGGTTAAAAGCTCTCCAGTGCTGCGAGAGCAACCCAGTGAGACATTTCAAGATGTAAACGGTCTCCGACATTTAATGCAAAGGATCGAAGAAGATGTGCATCGTATTCTTTTCCGCCGTCCCGTGAATGTCGAAGAAGTTTCCTATGGACTGTATAAGGTTGTGGATTTATTTGAAAGTGACATGAAATCGGATGTTTTACCAGATGTGTGGGAGACAATGGATGAGATTTATGGAAGAATCGCTCGAATGGTTCCGGCACTGAAAGAAAGCGATGATCCTAGAGGAAAACGGTTGGCCAGCATAATTTATGGTCCATTCTTTATGCTCAAGCATACTCTGCAAAGCTATCTAGAAGGTTCTTCGGAGATCGAGGTCGATGAAATATGGGAACGACACGAAAAGCTTCGTCGTGAATTAGAGGTTCTCAACTCGCAATACCCGCCTTCTGACTCTTTGAAATCACAATACCCGCTTCCAGATGACGAAAAATGATCTCTCTGCTGACTAACTATCAGCATGAAAGACAGAATCAAATCCCTCAAACGCATCCCAGCTTCCAAGCTGGTTCCTCATCCCAAAAATCATCGTGTCCATTCCGACCATCAGAAACGTGCCCTACAAGGTGTCCTTGATGAGATCGGCTGGTCTGATGCCTTGATCGTCAGAGAACACAAAGATGGCTACCAGATTTTAGATGGTCATTGTCGCTCCGAATTGACGACCGACAAAATCCCTTGTCTCGTGGTTGATCTGACCGACTACGAAGCGGAACTGTTTCTTGCCTCGTTCGACCATCTCAGCAGTATGGCTGGCGTCGATCAGAGCAAGCTGGATGAACTTCTCTCTGAGTTGTCCGTCAAGAACGCTGATGTGCAAGCCATGCTGGATGATCTCGCCAGCAAGACCGAGGAACTCCTGCTTGATGAGGGCAAGGAGTTCGTTGAGTCTTGTGCTGATGACGTGGCGACGATCACTTGTCCGCATTGTGGGGGAATTTTCCCACAATGACAAAGCCCTACACTGTGATAGAAACTTTTGCTGGTGGAGGAGGTTCTTCGTTGGGACACCAACAAGCGGGCGGCAAAGTCCTGCTTGCTGTCGAATACGATGACAACGCAGCGAAGACCTATCGAGCAAATTTTCCAACGACTCCTTTGTTTCATGGTGACATCGCCAACCTGACCGGCGAAGAGTGCTGTGAACTGGTTGGGATCAAGCCCAGAGAACTCGACATTTTTTCTGGAAGTCCTCCCTGTCAAGGTTTTTCAACTTCCGGCAAACGGCAGTTCCATGACACCAGAAACCAACTGTTCAAGGAATACGTCCGACTGCTGAGACACCTGCAACCCAAGACGTTCCTCATGGAAAATGTTGGCGGCATGGTCACAGGCAAAATGAAGCTCATCTTTGTTGAGTGTCTTAGAGAACTCAAAGCCAGTGGTTACAAGGTCAAAGCCCGTTTGCTCAATGCCGCCTGCTATGGAATTCCACAAGCACGAAAACGTCTCATCTTCATCGGTGTGAGAAATGATCTGAACATCGAGCCATCTCACCCAAAACCAACTGGTCCTATCGTCAGCATCATGGAAGCAATTGAGGGAGCAGATACGAGTGGGACACCATCGCTCAGCAAAAGATACTTCGACATGTATCATCAGGTTCCGTGGGGTGGCAATGCCAGCGATGTGATGAAAACCGGCACTCACTTCTCGGACTGCATCCGACCGCATCCGATGAAACCTTGCTGCACTCTGCCCAAAATGCAAACGGGAAAAGGTTTCGCAACGATCTGTCATCCGCACGAACCGAGATCACTCTCCATCGGCGAAGCGAAAAGAATCCAGACCTTCCCTGATGACTTCCAACTCTTTGGATCGTTCTCAACTCAATGGGCACGAATCGGAAATTCTGTTCCACCATTGCTCATGCAAAAGATTGCTGAGCATGTGAACAAAACCGTTTTGACCGCATGAAACAGCGGATTTGCTGCTCAGAACTATTTTGGGAAAACTCCAGTTTTGTTCTCGCATTGGGGCTGGCACCGACTCTCCAACCGTGCCAAATGCGTGCATGACAACCATGTCGGCTGTCAAACACGAAACAACAAATGGAGACGAAACATGGCTGCACCCAAGAAAAACAACACCAAGAAGAACGAAACTCCCGTCGTCAAATCTGATGCCATCCGAGACTGGCTCAAAGCCAACCCCAATGGAACCGCCGTTCAATGTCAAAAGGCACTCGCAGAGCAAGGCATTGAAGTTGGAAGCGGTCACTGTCAGCAGATTCTCAACAAGAGCAAGAGTGGCGGAAAAGTTGATGTCGCTCAGATCAAGCTCGCTGCAACTTTTGTGGAAACCTACGGCGACATCGATGCTGCTATCGAAGCCATTGATGGTGTGGGTGAGTTCATTCAGCAGTGCGGCAATCCTGCCAAAGCCAAGAGTGCTTTGGAAGCATATCAGTCAGTTGCAGCGATGCTGAAATAG